ATCGAAGTATTTATACTCAGCAGGCGGAAAGTCGGTATAATCAAGCGTGTTTTCGTATGCCATACGCTCCAGCTTTTCAAATGTTGCCGGATCATTGAAATTTATCTTCTTCATAATCATCGGTGTAAGGTTGTGCAGGGTTTTGCCCGTTTTCCAATACCTTTTATATATTTATTTTTTCATTTTCCGTATGAAAGGTTAGAAAAACCCTTAAACCCTTCACCACCCTTCACTCTCCTTTCAGCTTATCGCTATTCCGATGTAACAATTACCGTTTTTTGCTCGCACTTTAGGATACTTTTTCGACAATTCAACACCAAACCTCGTGTTTGACATCTTGTACTCATTGTTGTCATCGCACCACTGCGCATACGCCGCATAAAGCACGTTAGCCTGCGCATAGCAGTCCTTACCCTCTACGCACCTGTCCTCGACAAAAGCGGAGATAACGTCCATCTCTCTGCGGTACTCCTTGACCATAGCGATAACCGCCTTTGGCATATGCAGTCCCTCAGTCTGATACAGTACGCACCCCTCTACTGCCCAGCGGAAGATAGCGGGCAGTTCACGGCACAGCTTATATTTTAGACGTGGGTCTTTCTTTTCTTCGGGTATCTGTACAGTGAACGGTATCATATGCACTCTGCGCCAGATACCTGTGTCTGTGCCTCTGATTATCGGCTTATGATTGGTCGCCATCCACAGCTTGAATTCGGGCTTGAATTCAAATTCATCGCCGTACAGCTTGCGGGCAGTAACTATATCGTCACCTGTAAGCTGCTTCAGCAGTCCCTCATTGATACGCACACCCTCGTTAGGCTCTACCGATGTAACAAACCTTGCGCCTTTAAGGCGTGCTATATCGCTGTTTATGGCACTGCTCTGATTACTGCGTACCATAATCGTTTCCGGCTGGATATTGCTTGCGTAGTCACCCATAATGGCACGGATAATATCAAGGAACGTTGACTTACCGTTTCTGCCTGTGCCGAACAGGAAGAATACGCACTGCTCCGCCGTTGAGCCTGTCAGCGAATAGCCGACCGCCTTCTGAACATATCGTATAAGGTCCTTGTCGCCGCCGAATATCTCGTCAAGAAATTTCAGCCACTGCGGACAGTCGGCATTGCTCGTGTACTCTGCCGATGTGATACGGGTAAAATACGCTTCCGGCTTATGCTCACTCAGCGTACCGCTTTTCAGGTCAAGAACACCGCTCGGAGTATTAAGCACCATCTTGTACTTATCCATCTGTGCCGGCACTATCGGGACGTGATGCTGTGCTTCTTTAAGCATTGCAGATTTTGACTTGTTGCTTCGGCTCGACTTCAGGTGCTTTTCAAAGTTCTTTGCCATATCTCCGCCGTCCTCAGCGTCCATCTGCTCATATGCCTTAGCCTCTGCCTTCATTGCAAGTACCGCCTTATCGGCTATGCGCTCTATCGTTCCGCTGTTGTCATAGCACCACTTCCTGCCGTCATAATACAGCCAGCGTTTATCTATATAGCTGTAGCGGATCTCTCTGCCGAATAGATCTATAAGCCGTTCTGCGTTTCCTGTATCGTCAAACGTGTACAGCTTTACAGGCTCGTCCTGCGCAGTGTCAAGTTTTGCGTGTACAGCGGAGTTTTCACCTGTGAACCTTGCCGTAAACTGCGGTGTTTTCTGTGCAGGTTCGTATACCTTTTCACAATCGGCTATGGCTTTTTGTATCGTTATAGCACCGTAGGTACTGCCCGACTGCCGCCTGTCCCATTTCTCACGCATAAGCCCCGACTGCCTGTATATACAGTCCATCATATCCGCATCACATCTGCACCAGAACGCAAGCATATTGCACAGTGCCATATCAGCCTCTGACTGTGACACATATCCTGAATAATCGCCCTGCATAAGTGCGTTGAAACGTGGTGCGTTCTTTGCTTTCCCGGCGAGAGTTATAATATCATTTGCGGTTGCCGGAAGTGCCGGTACATAAGCACGGGGTACAGCGGAAGGCTCACGCCCTCCGCCTATGTACTTTTCGTGCAATGCCTTGATAGCCTCTGTGCATTCGTTTATATCCATATATTCGGCGCACGGATTGCCCGTCATAACGAAAAATCTGCCTGTTTCGTACATTTCGACATTGCCTCGTCTGCGTCCCTGCTTCGGCAGGTTTCCTTTGCAGATTATGTGAATGCCTTTGCCGGACTGCGACAGCTCGGTGTATGACTGGAGCGTTGTTATAAATTCGGTGATGATGTTGTTTTCACCGCTTTTGAATGCGGCTATCTCGTCACCCACTCCGTCAATATCCACACCGAAATACTCGCAGTTTCCGAACATGAATCCGATGCCTGCGAAACCTGCCGAAGCTGCTACAGCCGTATTGAAATCCGACCATGTGGACGGATCGTTGGAGCGGGCAAGTTCGCCCGTATGAGGATTGATCGGAAGTTTTTTTATCTTACCGCCTGCCTCATCGGGTACAGCCTGCCAGCACACCCAGTTTGATAGCTTTTTAAGCTCATCGGGAATATATTCGTACATTATTTCCCCCATCAGAACGGATAATCGCCGTCATCTTCCGTAGCGGCTTCCGCTGTTGCTGCCACTGCAAAGCTCTCGTTTTTCGGCGCTGATACGGTATCGGCGGTTACGGCGGTCTTGAACTTATGCTTGCAGTCGGGGTGCTGCGTCGGTTCAAGATAGCTTACTTTTTCTCTTGTGGTTCCCTTATCGTCCGTTTCGTGCTTTACTACAGCTATCACGCACTTGCCGACAAGATCGTCGCAGTATTCCGCAAGATCCTTGTATTCCTTGCCGTCAGTGAGTTTTGCGGCCTTGCCTACTGCCATAAGTCTGCCGAATGTATAACCGTTTACGGCAAGGTCTTCCTTTGTCGGATTCTTAGACTTCCATATCTGATAGAACAGGCAGGCGTTGCCGTATTTCTGCTCCGGAATATCGTTTCTTATCGTCAGTCTGAAACTCAACGATGTACTGCCGCTCTTATATGTTTTCTCGTCTACGCTTGTGATTATCGTTTCATATCTGCCTTCGGGCTTGAGCGCACTTGTAGCCGCTGAGTTGTTCTGTGAAAATGCCATATTATTTATCCTCCGTTATAAGTCTTATTGCGTCTTCGGTGCTTCTGCATATTCCTGCAACAGCACCTGAACGGCGCATCTTTTCAATGAAATTCTTCTGTTCGGGGCGAACACGTCCCGTTTTTGTCTTTACCTCTATGAATATTGCCTTTCCGTCCGACTGTCTTACGCCGAACAGGTCTGAAAATCCGACCGGTACGCCCGTGTCGAAATATCTACCGTCAAATGTTTTGCCCTTGCCGACGTTTATGCGGAATATCACGCAACCGTTCTCAGACAGTGCACGTCTGACGGCGTTCTGAATGCTGTGTTCTTCTGTCAGTAGATAAAACCTCTCTTTCTTGCCTCATAAAATGCCCAGCCGTTCTTATATCCTTTCTTCTTTGCGTAAGCAAGCAGATCGGAATAGGACGAACAATCATCCGGACTACTGAAATCCAGCCTGAAGCCCTCGATATGAATAAGTTCGGTGCTTTCGCTTGTTTCTATCTCCCGGCTCTTTACCGGGAAAACATATCCGCAGTGAGGGCAGACGCAGGGCTGACCGGGTGGCGGCGCTCCGAATGTATAGTAACATTCGGGACACTGTTTCACCTTTTCGGCATTCTCCGCAGCTTCTTTCTTTATGTTGCGCTTGCGCTTTTCGAGCGACCACAGGCGGTCATCATCGGGCATTCCGAAGCGTGCGTAATTGCCGACATGATCAAGAATTATCGCACGCTTGCCCTGGCGGTAGCGCATACATCTCATTGACTGCTGAATGTACAGTGTAAGGGATTGAGTGGGGCGGAGCAATATTGCACATTCGCAGTCGGGAACGTCAAAGCCTTCCGATATTAAATCGACATTGCAAAGTATCGTTATCCGTCCTGCTCTGAAATCCGAAACAATGCGATTGCGCTCTGCATCGGGAGTTGTACCGTCAATGTGTACGGCGTTTATCCCTGCCTCTCTGAACGCTTCGGCAGTAGCGAGCGAGTGCTTGACGCTTGAACAGTAGCAGACGGCTTTCTTACCGTTCGCAAGCTGTCTGTAGTATCCGATAACATCACCGAATACAGCCTTTTTGATCATCGCCTTTTCAACATCTGCCGTCACAAACTCGCCCATTTTGATATGAAGCCCCGACAAGTCGGCTACGGACGGTGCATAGTAGTCATACGGTGCAAGACAGTTGTGATCAATAAGCCATTTGGTAGACGGCCCGATTATCAGCTTGTCGTTGACATCACCCAGACCGTCACCATTCAGGCGGACAGGCGTTGCCGTTACCCCCACACGAAGCACATCGGGGAAAGCGTCATAGATTTTCTTATACGACAGTGCAAGACTGTGATGATTTTCGTCTGTGATGATAAGCGCAGGCTTTGACAGCTTTTTTATCCGCCGTGCTGCGGTCTGTACCATCATCACGTCACAGTAGTTCATGTCAACGCCCCAGCGTATGAATGTCCTTATTATCTGCTGTACAAGCTCCTGCCTGTGTACAAGAAACAATACCTTTTTTCCGTTGAATGTAGTCCGCCGTGCTATCTCCGCTACTATCACCGACTTACCGCCGCCGCAACCGAGAACAATGCAGGGAGCGTGATAACCCTCACGCCACGCCTGCCTTGTCTGCTCGACAAGCTCACTCTGATACGGTCTTAGCGGCATTCTGCTTTTCGACCTCCTTCTTTGCACACGCTATGCACAGCTTTCTGCCGAATTTTGCAACCGAGCTTCCAACCATTTCCGCTACCGTGTGCTTAGGCGTCGGCATAATGACAGCGCCGCATTCTTCGCATCTGTCGGGCTCTGCACCCTCGCTGAGCCATGCACCAAGCTGAGAGCCTAAATTTTCTGTGATAACACCAGACCACTTGTCAAGAAAAGTTGTGTCTTTTGAAAGACTTGCGATATGCTCACGGTTTATCTGAAAAGCAATATCAAATTCATACTCGGTGTTATCACGCTGAACCGGCGCAAGTCCTATCTTGACGGGAACGGTCTTGCCCCTGTCGTTGATTTCCATAGCATAGCCCATCTTGGTACGCAGTGTAATGATCGTGTGGCAGTTGACCGACAGTATGGTATTGACAAGATTGTTCTGTATCTTTCCTGCTTCGTCCCATGCGGTATAATCGTTCTTTCCCTGCCGCTGTGCTATCTGCGATTTGATGTCAAGCACTCCGCCCTCGTTATCCCATGCGTGTGAAAAGCTGTCCACTATTATTACGCCGTCCTCTCCGACCGCCTCAGCCGCCTGTCTGACGTACTCTATGTACTTTTCGGGCGAATACGGCGGTGTCAGCGGAGCGTAGAGAAATTCTCCCGTGCCGAGATCGTGACGATCGGCATAGAATCTGCCACGCTCGTGTTCTGTATCTATAAGGGCAACCTTGCCCCAGTCGCCTGTTATGCCCTTTGCGAGATAGAGTGATGAAAGCGTTTTTCCGCTTCCCGACGGTCCCATAACCGCAATTCTCGCCTTTGATTTCTTTCTTGTTACAGGTGTAAATATATTGCTCATAGCTACCTCACTTTATCGTTATATACGGCTTTTTCTCAAGATGCACGGCAGGAAGCTTTTCTCCGCTGTCGAGCAGTTTTTTGACCTCTGACTTGCATATGGTCGGTTTGCTGTACTTTATCAGCGATTTGTTGAATGCTTCGGCATAGTCGATAAACTGCCGCTCATCGTCAACAACCACACTGTCACGTCCCTCGGAGAACGTTATTTTTGCTCTTGGCATATCGACCTTTTTCAGCCTCATTGCCTGCATATCCTGTAACAGACGCTTTTTCAGAAACTCTGCCTTTTTGCGCTTTGTCTTTGCCCTTGCCGTCTGTTCTTTAGCTTCAAGTTCGTGGCTGTCTGCCTCACGCTCAAGGGATTTTATGAAGCAGGCAACATTCTCGGCTTTTTCACCAAACTCACCCTCGATGCCTTCGAGAGTATCAAACCACATCGTCAGCATATCGGCCTTGTACGCTTCAAGATCTGTTATGACCTCGCCGTCATCGTCTATATACTCACCGTCAGCATTGGTATCCGGTTCATAGTCATTTATAGCGTCAAACGCATCGAAAAGTTCGGCAAACCTGCCGGTTATATCATATAATGTACTGCTCATACGATTTCCTCCGTCATTTTTGTGAAAAACTGCTTTGCCTTTGATACAAACAGATCGTGATTACTGTCTGCGGGATTATTGCCGATAAACTCACAGAGCCGCTTTGCCGCATCAATAGCTGTTGCAAGGTACGCCTTAAACGTTTCCTTGCTGTCGGGCACAGCCACCGTAAGTTCCGACTGCTCACGCTTAGCGGCTTCAAGCTGACAGCGGAGCTCTTCAAGCTTCTTTTCATTCTCGGCTTTCAGGCTATTCATCTGCTCCGTATGCTCACGGTTCAGGCGGATAGTGTCCTGTAATGCGTCCTCCTGCACCTTATCAAGCTGCTGTTCGTAAGTTTTGCAGATATTATCAAATGCGGTCTTGTCCATAACGCCGTCCTTAGCCGGCTCAGCCGTAACCTCTATGGGACGGTTTTCAAGCTCCTTTATCTCGGCTTCGAGCGTCGCTATCTGCTGTGACAATGCGTTCTTAGCTTTTTCGAGCGATTTTGCCTGCTGAGCGGCGGCGGACGCTTCGGCTTCGGCGGCTGACTTATCGGCTACCGCCTTATCCTTTTCCGCTCTGATCTGCCGTATCTGCTGTTCAAGTTCACGGACGGAGGTGTTTTCAAGGTCAGTCTTTTCGGCTATTTCTGTACGTTCTTCTTCGGAGAGAGAAGATAAAAGATATAGCTTTTTCACTCCAATTTGTGCACTCGAGTGCACAAAATCCGAAGGTAATTTTTCAATTACCTGTATATATGAATAAACCTGTCTGCGTTTGATGCCTGTTTCCTGTTCGCAGTAATCCTCAAACGTGTTATACCCCAGCTCCTTATAAAGCTTGCTGTCCCTCATTTCTTTAAAGCCTGAGCACATTTCATACAGACTCTGCTGTGCTACCTGTGCCGCCGCTTTAATATGGTAATTAAGATTTACTGCCTTGACATAATCGTCTGTTACCGCCTTTTCTGTATCCGCAGGCGGTGTGCGAAGTCCGGGAATTATCATGCTGTTTTCCTCCTTGATTTTGTTTTTGATTTTTTCGCCGCAATACCGTCAAGGTACTGCTGATACATCTTTTCGACATTGATTATTTCCTGTGGTTTTTCCTGTCCGCCGTTTGCAACCCAGTTGTTTTTATAACCTCTGCACTGGACTATTTTATAGTCGTTTGATACCTCTATCGTGTAATACGGCTCGTCCGGTGCGGATTTTCGGCGGAGAAACATAATTGTCAGCTTGCCGGTTGCGTGCCTTTCGGCGTAGCCGCCGACACAGTGGCTTAGCTTCTGACCTTCGACGACTATTTCGTCCGTGCTGTCGGGTTGACGGATAAAGTATTTATCAATCGAAAACTCAAGTATCTTTCGCTTTAATTTCAAAGTGTTCAGCTGTTCAGCCAGCTTAGCGTTTTTCTTTGCTTTTTCTTCAAGCTCCCGTGCCTGTCGCATAGCTTCTGCACGGTCGTGAGCTGCCTTCAGATTTTTTGGAAAGCATATCTGTCTGTCGCTGAAATCGGCGTTGAAGCTCTGCATTATACGGACATAATCCGAATAATCGCTGATATTTACATTCTGCTTTAAAATGTACTTCGCAATTTCGCATTTGTCAGTCTTGAGTTTCTTCTTGAGACTGTCGAGTATACCAAATGAATATCCTATATGTTTATTTGTTTCAATAAGACGGTCAAGGTCGGTGATTTTAGGAAATTCTTCTTTTATCGCAAAATAATCCCTGTACCCGATCCGTCCTTTGCGGATTGCCCGCATAACATCTTTTGTTACGCCGAGCATTTTGTGCGGTTCGGTTTCTTCCCAGTTGATCATGTCTTTGTTGTACTTTACGCTGTTATATAAGCCACACTTAACGAGTGCCTCAACATTTTTGTGCGACTGCCAGAACCGCAGGTATGATATGCTTCCGAAATTCTCGCTCATTGCCGAATGCTCGCAAGCTGTTCCTTTTAATGCGGAATAATTGATAAAATTATAACCGCCATAATTCTGAAATATAGGCTCGTCAAATTTTGCTCGTAGCCCCCAGCCTGTCACTACTTTTGTATAGCAACCGTTTTTATTCTCCCACGCATACTTTGGCCCGTAACGGAACGCTTGATTTGCCGTGAACAAATACCGCTGAACCTCATTGATTGCGATATGCGGCATAATCTCATGCGCATTAAAAAACAGCGTAACCGTATAGAAACGTATGTACAGATTATCGGTTTTGCCGTCTGACAAAAACACTCCGACATTTGATTTACATTCCACTACCGAACCGTGAAAATTGTGATAATTATATATTGCAGTGACAGTTTCGTCGCAGTGCGAGCATACAGTAGTCTGCCTATGTTTAACTGAGCTGTCATACTCACCGGGATACAGCTTTTCTTCGCAGGCTGTGCAATATGCTGTGCCATCATTATCCACAATAAGATACTTCATCGGCAACGTCTTTCTAAGCTCACGCTCAAGCTCTGCTGTAAGCGGCGGAAAATTGTCTGTATAGCTTTCGGCTTCTTTTCTTGTCATACTGCCACACCTCAGAAGTCCAGCAAACTGTCAAGGTCAAGCTGTAGCTTGCCGCTGTCTTTATCTATGGACATTTCGTTGTTGCTGAACCCGCTGTCACCGAGATCAAGCGTCATAGTGCATTTTATATCCGCACCGGGAAAGTAAAACGCTACGGCACGCTTGTATACTTCGAGATCTTCGAGGCTTGCACCTGCACCTTTGACTGTTGCCTTGAGGCAGTTGGCAAAAGACTTGCCTGACTGCTCTATGGCCTGTTTAAACTCTGCATTCTGCTCGCAGAATTTGCAAATTGTCCTTAACACAGCGTTTTTTACTTCTGTTTCGTGCCTGCCGAGCTTTGCGTCTTTCAGCTCAGCTGTAAGTTTTTTTTTGATACTCATATTGACTTTTTCTCCTGCCAGTGTTATACTGGTCTTGTATAAATATTTGTTTTTGCCGCCTTCGGGCGGTTATTTTTTTATTCTTCGTCGATGCTTTCGACATCATATCCGCATTCTGGGCAACACGGCAATGTTTCCCACGCAGGTGCACCGTGACACTCGCCTCGATACTCGGTGCAGTGTCCGAGTTCTGAAGACGAGCCTGTCCAGTCGCAACGTTCGCATTTATACACGTTTCTTTCCTCTCTCTTAATCTGCATCTACATCAATCCCGGTGATCTCTTTGAAAATAGCCTTGTCGAAGTTCGGGATTGCTGTGATAATTGCCTTTTGACAGTCAGAAAGATTACGCCACCAAAGAACGGTACATTCGGAATTATCCAGTTTTTTCAGATAACCGTCCGTAGTTTCAGCTTCTGGGTGTTCTGCCTTTTCTTCATCTGTCATATTGGAATACTGAACCCACTGTACTACATTGTCCGATATCCGCTCAATCAGGCAACAAGCTTCACTATTCAACCAATCACGATATGTCCAGCTTGACGGCTTATTGAACAGGTAAATTTTCGGGCTTGTGGTGTTAAAACAACCATTAGAAAAGCTGCACTTGTTCCAATCGCCGCTGTTCCAATCGCCGCTGTTGCGATTGCCACTGTTGCAATTGCCGCTGTTGTGATCGCCGCTGTTGCAATTGCCGCTGTTGCAATCGCCGCTGTTCCAATTGCCGCTGTTACAAAGTCCAGTGCAACCATTTCCCG